CCACTAGCCCCGCCGTCACGAAACGTAACCGTACCTGCACCCGAATCAGGGACAATGTAGATCGCTTTGACGCGACTACGCCCGATAACGAGGCTATTCTGATCCAACAAATCGCCAGCGTCCGTAGCGACTTTACTGGCTAGAACATCTGTTTGCATACCCATTCTCCGTCTCCTGTAATGGATGAAGGGGGCTTACGCCCCCCACGAAATCTTACGGGACGAGACTGGCGTACAAACCGATGTAGAGCGTGGTGCTGCCGATAAGAACCGGAATACGACCGGCCTGAACCGACACCGTGCCCGACACCGAACCGGTCGTCAGTTTGGTGCTACCAATCGTCAGGGTCGTGCAGACCAGATTGGTGATCGTGGCAGAAGCGGAGTCGATAGCGCCGATAAAACCATTGTCGGAAGCCACCGGGCCGGAGAACGTAGTACGTGCCATTTCAAATACCTCACATGCGAGTTGTGCTTACCAGTCTGCATGTCGTCAGTCGGGTCTGTCTGGTAAGCAAAATTTTTCCCGATAGACCCTATATACGCCTAGAAACCTAAAAAGGAAAGGGGGGCCGAAGCCCCCCTCCCCAGTCTCATCAGGACGCGCCCGGCGAACCGAACATGCCCAGCGGATCAGACCATCCGAACGAGTAACGCTCGCGGCTCTTATACCGCACGTTGCCCGTATCGAAGTCTCCGTCCATGCTGTTTTGCAGCGGGGTACGAACGAAGTGCTTCATGCCGTTCGGAACGTCGGTCGTCAAGAACCAAGCGTTCGTGTCGGTCAAGAAGTGGTTCACCGTGTAGCCACCGGGAATCGACCCCATCGCCTTGAGAGCGTTGATGTCGTTGTCCGCAGTTGCCACGCGGAGTTCCGTATCGAGGAGACGCTTGGCGGTAAACATCAACGCCGGGGGGACGATGAGTTTGCCGGGCTTCGCCGCGATCAGGAGTCCACGTTCGTCAGTCCAACCAGCGATCTGAATGACAGCCGCCTCAAGCGAAGTCTCGTTGAGGTCAGAAGCCGTCAGACGGTTGCTGTTGGTGCCACCCGAAACAAGCGGGTGATCCGCCGCGAACAGAGCCTTGCCGTCACCACCAACGTAGGACGACGAGAACCCGTTGTTCAGGACAGATGCCGCCTTGACCTGCTTCGTGTACGCCATCGCTCGGGCGAGCGCCTTGGTGTATCGCTTGGACAGCGAATCGTACAGGTTGTCTTCAACCGCCTCTTCCGTGATGGAGAAGCCGAGAGCAATGGTCTCGTGGCTGTAGCGAGCAGTCCACGCTTCCTGTGCGTTGTCATACGCAATCGCAGCGCCTTCGGCCTTAACCGGGGCAGCGCTGAAACCAGAAAGTTTGGTCTCCTCTTCAAACGAGCGCTCGGAGGTCTCAGTCTCGTAGATCTCCTTGTGCTCTTCTTGGTAGGTCTTGTACTCAAGGCCAAACAGGGCGTTCAAACCCGGAAGGAGTTCCTTGAGCAGTTGTGCGCGTGAAATAGCCATGTCTTAGAACTCCCTTATTAAACGCCGACGGGGCAGTTGTAAGCGTGACCACCAACAATCAACGAAACGCTCGTGAGGTACGGTGCATTGAACTTCACGATAACTTCGGGATAGTAGGTAGTGCCGCCAGAAACAAACGCCGTGTCTTCAACCACATCGACGATACGCATCGGCAGAGACCGGGTGGTCGCAACCGAAGACAGCAGGAGACCCCGCTGCGAGTCGTTCGTCGTCGTGTTCAGCGACTCGTCAACCAGTGCAACGTTGGCACCGATATCCTCGTACGTGAACCCGCTAGTGGTCGAAACGTTCAGGGACGCCGAAACGCCCACAGCCTTGAACAGGGTGTTCGGATCATCAGCCACATACGCCGTAACGTACGTGCCGGACTTCACCGAAGTGCCCGAAATCCAAGCCTGCGAGTAGGTCGGCTGACCCGTCACGCTGGAGACAAACGAACAGCCCAAGAACACACCGGCAAAGCCAGCGTCCGGGGGCGTCGTCGTCGAGGTGGAGACAGAGATGGTGCCGCTTGAGGTCAACTGAACCGGATCGCCGTAGCCAATGCTCGCAGCACTGGACGCAATACGACGCTGGCGCGTGGCCCCGGCAAACACCTGCCCGCCGATCAGGTTGATCGGCTTCAAGCCATACGGCTTGTCAACAGTAGGATATGCCATTAGTTACTCCAAAAAAGAAGTTATTTGCCTTTGCCAAACGAGACCGTAGTCTTCTTCTCACTGAAGAGGGGCATACGCTCATCGTTTAGCCTCATAAAGTTGTTGTCCACAGACTGCAACTGAGCCTTTGCCTGCTGCGCGTAATATTCATCACGCTGCTGCATTAGTTCGGCAGGAGCCTTACACAACAACAAACCACCGATCTCAACATTCCCTTTAAATTTGGAACTAGGATCGGTCATATGCATTAACTCCGGGTGGTCTTCAGCCTTTACAGGCTCCCAACCTTCACGGAATTTTGCGGAGGTATTCGATGGGTCAGCAGTTCCCATAATACTAGTCCGAATGTAGCGGAAGACCCAACCCGGTTGAGGCTTCGGTTCAGGAAGCGTCTGAGGCGGAGTCCAAGTTTTTGTGCGCTGCGTCGATTCTCTATTTTCGACTTCACGATCAAGACGATTATTAACCATTGTCGCTCTCCAGTTTCATAAGTTCACGTGCGTACTGTTCGTTGCTCAAGCCAAGTTTCTTAGCAATAGCAACTTGAGTCGGTGTCAGGCGTACCTGACGAGGCGCGGTTGAACGCGTCACCGGAGCCACCACATTGGCCTGTTTGGTGCGAGCGGGCTTTTCGGCCTCCCTCGTTTGAATCGGCTTTTCATCCTGTTCTACTCCCTCATCGAAGTAGTCGGGGAATCGCTTCTTCATCGTCGAGTCGATCTGGCGATAGTAATCATCGCTACGCAAATCTACTCCAGACCTTTCTAACCTTGCATGCAGTCCAAGAGCGAGGGCGGTCATTTCCTCGTCAACACCAAACCAAGGGTTTTTCTGTCTCCATACTTCGGCTTTCGGGTCGATTACTGGAGCAGAAGCCTGTGGTGCTTGAACTTGTTGTGTTTGTTGTACACCCGATTCTGGGGCTTGTAAAGTAGGTTGGAACCTAGAGTATTGCTGCAACCGAAGTTTTGCGTCAGTCAGGGACTCCTGTGCCTCTGCAATCTTCTCGGCATCACCGGCCTCATAAGCCTGTTTTAGCCGGTCTTTGGCTACACCAAGTTCGTTATTAGCCGCCTTAGTAACTTCTTGGATAAAGACTCTTTCGCCCACTCCAAGGCGCTGCTTTAGCCGCCTATTCTCCTCGTACTGTTGCTGCGCGAACCGGACAGCCTCATCTTTTTCACGGGCAGCACGTTCTTTTTCCCGGCGCTCGTCGTGCCAGACCTTTTTCATCTGGGAGAGGCGCTTCTTAACCTTGTCGGAATACTCCTCAAGGTCGTCCTTTTCCAGTTCGTCCACAATCTCCTTGGGCAAAGGCTTACGACCACGGTCTTCAGCCGGGGTATCGTCAATAACCTCTACCTTAAAGTCCTCTTCTGCGGCCTCCTTGTTCTCAGCCGCCTTATCCTGATCTATTTCATCAGGAAACTTATATTCTTCTTTGTTAGCCATGATTTAATTACCTCACGCTCTGCGGATTCCACGGGGGTCTTCAACCACCGCTTCCACCGTGTCGTCGTTGATGATGCGGAACTCTCTGCCGTGGATAACCACGCGGGTGCCGGAATAGGGACGGGTAAGGACAAAATCTCCTTCTTTGCACCAAGGGCCGGTGGGGAACCGATCCTTATCTGTGTAACAAAGATCACCCATCTTGATGACGAACAAGACCACAGTGGTCTGCTCTTCAACTCGCTTGGTGTCCTCTGCTTTGATGATGCCACCGTCATATTCTTCTTCCACATGCGGTACTGCACACAGGATTCGGTAGCCTTTCGGTTCTGGCAGGAGTTTGGCCTTGGTGGCTTCTTCCTGTGTCTTCTCTACATTGATACTACTCATTCTTCCTCCAATCGTTTCGCAAGGTCTTTGAGATAACTAACTGCGAGGTCAAGACCCTGAATGAACCCGCATAGCCTTTTGTATTCCCCCTCATCCAACTTGCCTTGAGTGAGGCTTTCTACAATCAAGCCGCGCTCCTCCTTGAGTTTGGACTCAAGGTATTCCAGAGCGTTTGAATAACTCATTCATTACTCCTTTGGTGCAGGTGGTGTAACCTGTTTTCTCATTTCTGATTCATCACGCGCCTTGCCTATTTCTAGGCCAAGACGTACGCCTTCAATCTGCTGTTTGGCAGAAATAGCGGCTTTGTCTTTCTGAATGTCCACGCCGAGACGCGCTGCCTCAAGCTGCTGACGACCAGAAATCTCTGCTTTGCGAAGCTCCAACTCGTCGGCCTTGGTAACAGCATCCATAACGTCTTTCTGCTGTTTGCGTGCAACCTCGGCCTGTTGAATCTGGGCCTCCATCTGCAACTGCTGCGCCTTGGTTTGCGCCTGAAGTTGTTTGATCTGCAAGTCCATCATCTGCATCTGAACAAGCGGGTCTTGTGCCTGTTGTGCGGCCTGTTGCATCTGCGCTTCGGCCTGATCCTTCTGAAGGACACGTGCGGCAGCGGCTGCTGCCAACTGCGACAACTGCGCCTCAAATTCAGGCGGCAGGTCGTACTCTTCACGATCATCTTGCGGCAAGGGCGGGAGCGCCGCGCCAAGCTGTTTCTCAATCTCGCGGCGGTACTGGAACGCCACGTGCTCCATGATGTGTGCCTGAAGCGAAGCCGTGATCTGCTGTGCCATCGGGTTCTGACCAATCTGCTGGGCAATCTTCGGATCTTGACCAAGCGCCATGTGCACAGCGATGTGCGCCTCGTGATCTTGATACATAAACGCCTTCACGGGCTTGCCCGTCATCACGTCCATGTTCTCAGTGATGGGATCACGCGGCTTGGCGTCAGCGGCCAACGGCACCAACTTATCTGCGTTCTTAATGCCGAGCACTTCAATCATCTGACGATGAAGATACGGAAGATCGTAGAGTTGCGGCGCGGTCTGACTTAACTGCAATACGGCTTGGTACTGCACCACCTTCTGCGACATCGTCGACGCATTTGGATCGCTGACCGGGATGACATCAACATCGTCGTAGTCAGCCTTCTTCGCTTTGCGATCACCAACTTCCGGCTCGTACGAATATTCATCCGGGGTGTTATCACGAATAATGGTGGCAAGGAGTTTGAACTCCTGCTTCATCGCGTAGTACACGCGAGCCTGCACCGCCGTCATCACCTTTAGCACACGCTCAAGCACGGCAAGTGTCGTACCGACCGGAGCCTGCGAAGACATATCGGAAACTTTGAGATCCGACACCGCAGCAAATCTGCGACCTTCTTCGACCACCCGATCCATCAAAGTAGCCAGAGTTTGACTTGGCTCTTTATAGGGAAGGGGGAGAATGTTGTCGCGGATCGCGCCTGACGGAATATCTACGTCTCGGAACTCGCCGGGAGCGATGGGTGTGTCGTCTCCCTTGATACGCAGACCGCGTGATTTGAGACCACCCGGAAGATTGCTAAGAGTTCCTGCGTCGATAAGTTGACGAAGGAGGGACGTTGCAGCCTTACTATGTCCCCCGATAAGGTGAATAAGGCCGAAGTAGTAAAATCCAAATCCGGGTATGTATCCGTAGTGGACGAAGTGCTGTCGCTTTTCTTTAAGCTTATCGTCTTCGCGCCAATTCCTGCGTATGGCAAGGATTGTCCCTGTTCCTTTCTCAATCGTGACGACGTACGGTAAAGCAATTCCCGTTTCGTTGTTATCTTTGTCGACATCTGGATACCCCGGAAGCTCTATATTGGCGTGCATTTCGAGGAGTTGGAAACGGTCGTCCATTGACGCACTGAAGCCTTGATCTTCAGCCTTCTGCTTCTCCACCTCGTCCATCACACGCATCGGCTCACCAAGATCTACATCCCGATAGAACCCTGCGTATTGAAGTTTCTTAACCTCGTTCTTGGTCTTACGCATACGGTGCGTAACACGGTCAGCCGTGTCCAAATTTGCCGCGCCATAGGGCACGATGATGTCTTCGGCTGGAGTGTAAACCGCAGTCTGACGACCGAGTGACGGGTCGAAATACACCTTCTTAAAGGCGTTACCTGCCAAGGCGAGCGAAAGTAGCAGGCGCTCATGCTCCGGGCGGTACTCCTTCATCTTCTCAGTCAGTTGATAATTCATGTCATCAGCGACACGAGTTGCGGAGTCTTTTTTCTCCGGTGTCTCTTTGCCAATGATCTTGGTCTTGACCGGCCCCATCGCCGGGAACGTCTCAATAATTGTCTCGGACTGGAACTTGACTGCGCTCTCCATCAGCAGCGGATGGAACACACCACACGCACCCGGCCACGGTTCAGTACGCTCTTCGTATCGGATACCAAGGATTTTCAAACCTTTGACGTAGGTATCCAACCAGTCCTTGCGTGAAGCAAGATCCTGCTCATAGTCTCCGATGAGTTCAGAAGCCAAGCTCTGCAACTCGTTCTCGCCCATATATTCCGCGAGGTTGGCGTCATGATCCTCTGCACGAGGCTCGTCTTTGACCATCTCAATGACCATGCCATCAATACCGATAGACATGCTCTCCGGGTCTTCAACCATGATCTCAATCGCAGGCTCTTCAGCCGCGAGAGCTTCCAATCCCAGAGGGGCCTGCATCAAACTTTTATCGACGGCCATCTAAATTCTCCTAGTAATAGCCTTCGCGCTTGTGGCTCTTAAACCACTTAGTTGGTTCCGGCTCGTCGGATGGGAGCCTAATGAACCCGCCTTGCCTGAATCGGAGGAGGGCTAGGGTGGTGGCGTCCACCAAGTCATCGTGGGTGCCGGATGGGAAATCATTGCATTCCTCCACGACTTCCCAAGCCCAACGTCGATCAGGCACCCAGACTATACCGGAAGAGAACAGATCGGATACTGCATTTACACGCGATATCTTGTCCTGCCCTTTACCCGGCGTGAACTCGGATATGGGCACGCCCATACGCCGCATCTCCTGATAAAGAGCCGCGCCGTTGGACTTCTTCTCAACAATAAATGTGTCTGGGTTCCACTCTTTGTACTGCTCAAGAACAAGCTCTTTTAGCTCCGGAAACTCAAGTCGCTCGCGGATACTGTTGAGCAGAATAATGTTGTAGTTCTTGACCTCTTCATTAAAGAAGACACCCCATGTGAGGAGGGCGTTGTAGTCCGACCGATTGGATTTCTCTTGCGCGGTGTCGAGCGACATAATGATGTGTTCACATGGCGGAGGACTTTCAGCCGACCATGTCTGCCACCACTCGCGCTTGATAAGCGCACCTTCTTCGGACGTGGGCTGTTGCATGTACTGGGCTTGCCAATACCGCACATCCATACTGGCCTTTTTAGCCAGCAACTCATCAATACCCCAGAACTCAGGCCAGAGGGGTTTCTCGTTAAGAATCGCGGGAAATTCCACCACTTCCCACTGATCTGCCTCCTCCTCGCGGGTCATGTGGTCAACAATCTTCCCGGTCAGATCCTGCTTACTCCATCGCGTCATCACCACGATGATCGCGCCACCCGGCATCAGTCGTTGTACAGGGCCCGACTGGAACCATTCCCACGCC